AGAGGCCCTAAAGAACCAGTAGTAGTAATACCAGTTTCAGTAATTATGGCTAGATATCAAGGTGCTACACCAGAAGAATCTATGCAACAGTTTGTACAGGATATGACAGCAAATGCTTCAGCTCCTGCGACAGAGCCGGCACCAGAAATGGCAATGGCAGAAGCTCCAACACCTTCGCCAGAAGGATTAGGAGCACCAACACAAATGGATAGGCCACCTATGACTGCTTAGTCATAGCCCCAATGCGACTCTAAGGCCACCTGTTTTCCAACAGCCCCAAACAAAGGAGAATAAAATGGAAGAAAATAAAAACGAGGAAATTAAACAAGAGGAAACTCAAGTAGAAGATAATCAAACACAGGCTCTTCTCGAGCCTAACCCTTACAAACGTAAGGTAACAGAAGACACAGCTACCGTTTCAGAGGACACTCCTTCAGAAGAAGAAGCCACTCCAGACAAAGAACGCCCTGTCAACGCTGAAGAGAAAGTGTTTAAGAAGCGTTATGACGACCTTAAACGACATTACGATTCTACTGTCAATAAGCATAAAGACGATGTCTCACAACTTAAACGCCAGTTAGAAGAAAGTACTGAACAGGTACTACCAAAAACTAAAGAAGAAATAGAAGCTTGGAGAACTAAATATCCCGATGTCTATGATGTTATAGAAACTATAGCACATAATAAGGCAGATGATAGAACAAAACAAATCCAAACAGGTCTTAAAGAATTGGAAAGCCAACAAGCGGTTGTCCAACGAGATAAAGCCGAAATAGAATTGTCAAAATTTCATCCCGATTATACAGATATAAGAGGAGATGAAAAATTTCATCAATGGGTTAGCGAACAAGATTCTACTATTCAAGGTTGGTTGTATGAAAATACATCTAATGCAAAGTTAGCTGCTCGAGCTATTGACTTATATAAAGTTGATACTGGGTATAAAAAGAAAAAAGTTAATAATTCATTAGAAGCATCGAAATCAGTAACTTCAACTAGCAAGCGTGAAATTGATACTACAAATAAAAAAACGTGGAAGATTAGTGAAATATCTAAAATGAAACCGGCTGAATTTGCAAAGTATGAGAAAGACATTGACTTAGCTAGAGTTGAGGGAAGAATTGCTAATGCTTAATCTTTATGTCTATAGGAGGACAAAATTATGGCTATAGGAAAAGCAGGCGGTTATAACAATTTACCATCAGGTAATTGGTTACCGGCTATATACAGTCAAAAAGTCCAAAAGTTCTTTAGAACTGCATCAGTAGTAGAAGATATTACTAATACTGATTACGCAGGTGAGATTGAAGCTTACGGAGATACAGTTAACATTATTAAAGAGCCTACCATTACAGTTAGTTCTTACAACAGAGGTGCTCAAATTGCTCCTCAGAATTTGGCAGATGACCAAATTCAAATGGTTGTAGACCAAGCTAATGCGTTTGCATTTAAAGTTGACGATATCGAAGAAAGACAAGCTCATGTGAACTGGGAGGCTTTGGCTACTTCTTCTGGAGCATACGCTCTAAAAGATTCATACGATACGAATGTAATTGCGGCAATGTTATCCGGTGCAGGAACTACTACTGGTAGTGATGGCTCTGGTGCAGATGTGGGTTTCGGAACTTCCGAAGTTGACCCAATGGATATCTTAGCAACTGCGGCAAAAAATTTACATGGGGCAGACATCCCAACTGATAATAGATGGTTTTTAGCATCTCCAGAGTTCTACGAACAACTTGGAAATGCATCATCTAAATTAATGGATGCTTCTGTTACTGGTGATGGTTCATCACCTTTAAGAAATGGTGCAGTTATTAATGGTCAAGTAAATGGTTTTAAACTATACATGACTAATAACTTTGCCGCTTCAACAACTTCTGACTATTATAAAGTGTTATTTGGACACATGTCTTCAACTGCTACTGCTAATGCTATCGCAAAAACAGAAGTAATTAGAGACCCAGATTCATTTTCTGATATTGTTAGAGGTCTTCACGTCTTTGGTAGAAAAGTTCTTCGTTCGGAAGCACTTCAAGCTAGACACCTTTTAATTGACTAGGGAGAACAAATACTATGGCTACATATGATGTAACAGGCCCGAGTAATGCAGGTGCAAGACCGGGAAGATTTAGTGCGGGTGTAAGAACACCTTATCTAGTAGAGAATACAATTGACATTAGTCAAATCAATAGCGATGCAGGAACAGCAACTAATGATGTAATACAAGTATTAGATATACCGGCTCAAACTTTAATCATGCATGCAGGAATCGAGGTAATCACAGCATTATCTTCTTCTGTAACTATGGATTTAGGTATTACTGGTGGAGACGTTGACACATTTGTTGACGGAGATGCTAATGCAACAGGTTACTCTGTTCTTACAGCTACTGCAAGACCAGTAATAGCAAGTGCGGATACACTTGATGTACTAATGCTAAGTGCAGCATCAAGTGCGGGAAAAATCCGTGTTTTTGCTTTATTGTGCGATGTAAGCGGTGTGGATGAAACTGATAGAAATACAGCAACTCAACACGATGGCC